TGGCTGCTGCACCCAGATGATGAGTGCCGCGCCGCCCTTGGCTGCGGTCATTGCGTCATCCCAAGACTTTGCGTAGCGACCCTTGCCGCCGAGAACGGCGACGGTCTTGGCTGCCTCTGCAAGTGATCCGCCGGCATCGTTGACACCCTGCTTATCTTTACGCCCTGTTGCCTTCTCGAATGCGGCGACTCCCTCGGCAGCACTGTAGTCAACCGTGTAGCCAGACGCCCACGAGACTGCGGCGGCGCAGGATGACCAAGTGCAGTCATCCAGAATCTGATTGGCTGCGCCCTTGACCTGTGCCTCTGCGTCAGCGTAGAGCTGTGACTTGACTCGGTACTGCATTTAGTCCTCCATCCACCTAAGTGGTCCAGTGACGAGCCAGATGATTGTCAGCCCACCAAAGAGCGTTGCCATTGTGGACTGCGTGTCGCCTTCTGGCAGAACGACGACAGCGAAGAGCAAGCCTAGGATCGTCCAGGCTCCGCCTACGAGGTCAACGATAATCCGCTTGATCATTTGCCTGCCTTTCTGGCTGCGCTTGCAGCTGCTGCACTAGCGGCGGTCGATGCTGCGGCGACGGCCGCACTGGCTACCTGTCCGACGATGATGGCGATGGCGACTGGCGCAGCCTTCTCCTTCTCGACCGGAGAGAGATCCTTGCCGAGATTGGCGATGGCTTCTACAGCCTGACTGACGGTCTCCGCAACTGCGGCTGCCGCCTCTCCGACTGCTTCGCTCACTGCCGCAATAGTCTCACCGACTACCGCTGCTGCTTCTTCCGCAATGTTATCTGGTGACGGTGACGGCGACGGTGTTGGCTCCACGCTTGGCTCAGGTGTTGGAGTCTCAGTCGGCGTTGGCTCTACTGACGGTTCAGGAGTAGGTACAGGAGTGGGAGTAGGAGTAGGGGCGACTGTCGGAGTAGGAACTGGCGACGGCTCAGGCGTGGGCGACGGCTGGGGTGTGGCAGTCGGTGTCGGCTCTGGGGTCGGTTCTGGGGTTGGTTCAACACTTGGCAACTCACTTTCTGTTGGGGTTGGGGTTGGCTCCGGCGACGGACTTGGTTCTGGCGTTGGTTCAATAGATGGTTCTGGCGACGGCTCTACGGTTGGCTCTGGCGTTGGGAGCGCGCTGGTAGTCAGCCACTCCGCCGGTACGGTGCCGTAGTTGGTCGGCGAGCCGTAGTCGAGGCGCGCGCACGCTCCGCCGCCCCACTCAAACATCCAGATGTCAAGCGCGTAGGACTGCCCTGCGACGAGCTGCGAGTAGCCCTCATTTGGTCCAGACCAGTGACCGCCGCAGCCGTGGAAGTTCCAGTCATCAAGAGTCAGCACGCCGTCAAGCGTCATCCGCCACCCATCGTCGCTCCAGTTGAGGAACTCCCACTGGCCGCTCTCTGGCACCGTCAGCCACCCTGTGAAGTGGATCATAAAGAAATCGTAAGGGCAGCCCTCGGCGACCGGATCTCCACCCCAGTCGTAATCGATGTTTGGCACCACGGCGGAGTAGCAGACTGGCAGGTCTGGCGTGGTCTCCCACGGCACGAGTCCGAGTGGTGATCCGTCGTAGACGGTCATCGTCACGCCCTGCTGCGGCGTGTCCTCAGCGCGCACAATAGGCAGGAAGATGAGCGTAGAGAAGACGATCCCTAGAAGTGGGAACGCGGCGCGCTTCACTTAGCGAGCAGCGATGCGAGTAGTGGAATCAGCACGCTAAACAACAGCGCACCGATAGCCACTAGTCCTCCTTTGAGAATGTCCAGTTCTGAGCGAACCTGATCCAACTTGGCGGAGTGAGAGTCTAGGCGCTCGATCAGTTGGTCAATCTGGCGTGGCGTCATCGTGCCTCCAACGCCTTGAGGCGCGTGTCAATGTCGAGCAGCGCCTGCACCACGAGCGCCTCCATCTCGTTTTGAGGGATGTTGATGGCAAGCACCTCAGCGGTATCAACGAGATGCGCCTCTCGCTTGTCTACGCCGAGCGTCTCAACCCAGTGCGCCAAGTCGGTCGTGGCGACCTGATCAGCGATAAAGCCTAGGCGCTTCCCCTCGTCAGCGACTGCGTCTGTGCGGCCGTGTGCCTCTGGTGCCTTCCACTTGAATGCCACCGGCACGAGCTGGCGCAGCGTGTTCAGTGCGCCAGTGATTTCGGTGATCTCTTCCTTCAGGCGTGAGTCGGATGGCGTGGTCAAGTTGGCGTACTTCCAGCCAGAATCGTAGAAATAGGCGCGATTGTTGGTGGTATCTACGGCAATGCCACCGTTGCGGAGCGCATCAGCGAATGCGTCGGTAGTGCCGGTGCCGTTGATGTTCTCGGTTGGCGGACCTGCTGTTGGCTTAGTGATCAGGATTCCTGAGCGCGTGGTCGAGGTAGAGGCTGCAACATCCGCCGCGCCAGTTGAGTTTGAGAATGACCAAAGCTGACCGTTTGTGCCGGCTAGGTTCAAGTTTGGTCCAGTCAGCGCAGACGAGCCGTAAACCTCTGCGTCAAAGCCAACGCTGCCAGTCGTGGTGACCGAGTTATTGAAGTTGCTCTTGGTGGCGGTGATGGTCAGGCTATTGCCGTTATCAGATTGAATGAGCAACTCGCCGCCGTCTGCTTGCAGCACAGCAGGCTGATAGGTCTGCGGCGCGCTTCGATCCGTCAGCAGCAGCTCAGGCGAGCCGTGGAACAGGTTGACCTCAGCCAGTTCAATGGTCCGGTCGGCACTCTGCGTGGCGGTCGTTGAGATCGTGACGGTGAGCAGCAGGTATGCCGCATCCGATGGCGCGGTGGTCGAGAGCAGCGAACCAGAGTCAAAGTTTGCAGGTGCGGTCACGCCAGTCGTTGAAGTCAGTGACGAGAACGGTACGGTGCCAGAGGTAAATGACCCAGAAGCAACGGTGAGGTCGGTCTTGTAGAACGCGCCGCTGACCTCAATCTGCGATTGCGCGCTGTTGGTCGCATCGGTGAACGATGCCTCAATGTAGTAGGAGAACGACCGAGACAGCGTTGATGAGATTGGGATGTAGCGCGTGATCTTTGCGCTCTTGCCAGTCGTGGTGCCGCTTGCCACGGTCCACTTCAACACATTGCTCGATGAGGTCGCCGCGTCAACCGCCACCGCGCAGGTGATCAGACCGCCGCTGTTGACATCCGTGAATGTCCAGTACGGCAGGCCGTTCTCGTCTGTAATCGTGTCCCCAGCCGCGTCCGGCGGAATCGCAAAGTCGCCGTTCGCCACGCCGCCTTGGATCTCGCGCAGCGCAGCTGCGCCAAAGAGCAGCGCGGTCTCTCCAGCGCTGTTGGTGCTAATCAGCGGTGCGCCCTTGTCGGAGTTGACCCCACCCTCGAACGCGCCAAAGCCTTCTAGATTTGTTCCGTACTTACCCACGATTACTCACCTCCGATGATGCGGCCATAGCCGCTGAAGTACTGGCGACGGAAGTCGGCTTGGATCTCGTACTGCGTCTGGTATGTCGCACCATCGGCAAACCGCATTGTGATTTGTGCAATGCGGAGGATTGTAGAAGAGAGATCAAGGCTCGGTGCAGTCACTTTGACATACTGATCTGGCAGCCACGCCTTCACGAGCGTGTAGGTTGCCGCGGCGGTGAGGGCATAGCCCTGGTTGTAGCCATAGGTCCAGTCAGGCGATGCGGTCTGCCCTAGATCCCCACCGGCAACGGTGAACGACACGGTGCGGATCGGCGCTCCGCGTGACAGCATCGTGGCACGAGCCAGAGCGCCAATCGTTGCGCCGCGGTCACCGATCTTGTTGACCTTTGGCGCGCTGAAGACTTCGTGCGCTAGTGGGCCGTTGCGACTTGAAAGCCCAGCGCCGTCGCGGCTATAGGTGCCTGTGTAGGTGCGGAAGTATGGGTCGTTGGTCGGCGCGGTTGGGTAAGTCTGGTTGCTATCGTATCGAGCGAGTGCAGAGTCTGGCTCTACAAAGATCGCCTTGACAATCGCGGAGTGGTCAAGGTTGACGCTAAGCTCGCGCGCTAGAAGGCGCGTCACCGTTGAGGCGCTGCCTACCTGCACGCTTGCAGGGTCGGTGACGATCTCGGCAGGAGCGTTGGCGTAGACAGGCGCAGCGGTCTTTGGGCCGTAGTTGAGGCGACCGTCATTGTCAATCCAATACTTGTACTGAATACCTGCGGTGCCGCCACCGGCTTCGGCGATCTGGTCAAGCGCGCTTTGCAGGGTTGTTGCTCTGAAGATCTGCGCGCCAATAGTCTGCGGAGTGCCTGTGTAGACACCACGAGTGACTCCGCTGATGATTGAGGTGTCGAGGATCTGACGCGTCGTGGCATCGTTGACCTGTGTATGGACGCGCGCCAAGAGTGAGTTGATATGCTCAACATCTGTTGAAGAGGCTTTGCCCTGCGAGAAAGAGTCCACCAACGACGATGCCGTCAGCCCAGTCTTTCCATTGCGGATGATCGTGCGACCTAGCCACTCATCTGCGTCTGCAACCTCGACACTTGCCTTAGAGCCAATGCCGTTCTCTAGAAGGTTGCCGCTGATGTTGGTGATGAAGCCAAGAAAGATCGGCGTCGTTGCGCTGTACCGGCTATCAAAGAACTGCACGCGCGCATTGTCATAGACAGCGCCTGAACGCCACCAAGGGCCACCGCCTGGAGTCTTTGGCTCAATGACATCAAACTGCATAGATCCGCCGTTGCCGTCGCCAGAGATCGACATCGACAGAGTTGAGAGGTCAACATACGGCGTGGTCGTTGAGGCTGGAGCTGGCAGAGCGAGAAGGTCGCCACCAGCACCTGCGCCTGTGACTCCTGCAACGATCAGCGTGAATGGGTTCGCCATTTAGCGACCGCGAGTAAGAGGGATTGCCTTCTTTACGGAGTTAGTCACAACCGTGTCAACCTTTGTCGTGCCGATTGAGACATTGGTCACAAGCGTCGTGTTGCCAGGTGGGCCGTATGACGTGCCGACATTTCCTGCCATTGAATACTTGGATGACATTGGGTTCGGACTTACGCCAGTTCCAATCGGACCCTGCCCAGTGATAAATCGAATGCCGTTTGTGATCGCATCAATGGCAGTCCTTATGGCACCCAGAATCCTTTCAACTGGATTGAACACAGCCTCAAGGATTGAGCCAAGCAACTGAAAGGCACCACCAGTGAATCCAAGAGACTTTGCTAGATTATCAAATGACTTGAACAATGGGATCACTTGGTCTTCAGCAATGCTGGCAATCTTTGGTCCAATGTTATCTAAGAGGCTCTCAAATGCTGGCAGCCCATCTGTCACAAGAACATCAAGAACCTTGTTGACTTGTGGCAAGTATTTGTACCCAAACGCCTCAATGGCCTCGTTGAACTTGTCTTGAGCAATGAGCAACTTGCCACTTGTGGAGTTAGCCAGTTCATCTGCCGCTCCACCGTACTTTTCCGTAGCAGTAGTGAGGATGTCGTTGAGCGTTGCGCCCTTCTTTACCTGAATACCCAGCGTGACAAGTCCACGAGTCTGCCCTCGCTGACCCTTCGCAATGGCGGAGATGACATCAACAAGTTCACCGCCAGTGATTGCGGCAACATCTGCAGCCACGGCGTTGACTTTTAGCAGCTCAGCCTGATCTTTGAAGAACCTGCTCCCCATCTCAATACCGGCGCGCACCTGATCGTCAGTAAAACCGAGCGCCTGCATCGCGGTAATCTGTTCATCAATCTTCTTCTTGAGGCCGTCGGTGAGGATGCCGCGCGCCTTGAGGGCGGCGTTCAGGCGGATGCTTGCCTGCTCATCCTCAATCGCGGATTTGATAGCCTTGCCAGTGAACGCAGCGAGCGCGCCGACGGCTACGGCAGAGGCGGCCGCCATCCCCTTGAAGGCGCTGATCGATGTCGACTTCAGCTTGCCGAGTGAAGTGCCGATCTTGCCAAGCGGTCCTGTGGCTTGGTCCTTAGCCTTTACGACAAAGTTAGCGGACTGGTTGGAAGCCATCAGCGTTGGTTGCCTCTCTTGAACTTGAGGATGGTATTGCGGAATGCCGCATCATTGAAATAGGCGGCGACCGTCTTGGAATACGATTCTAGGGCGCGGTTCATATTTGTCGGCTTCTTTACCACTTCATCAATGAACGGCCTCGCCTTCACGCCCTTCACCGAGAATGTGCCGTTGGCAGTGGTGCGTCGCTGACCTGATCCGCTAACGACGAGCCAGCCGTAGAACGCGCCCCTCTTGCCGCCCTTGATACCAACGACAGCAGCTGGGTTGTTGAAGCGCGCCCTGCGTGCCTTGACCTGCTTACGCAGGTTGCCGGTCTCGCCTTTCGGCGCTGCATCCTTCATCGGCTTCTGGAGTGTTCGCGCTGCGTTGAGCGCAGCGAACGACATCAAGCGCTTGAAGGCACTGGGGTTTGATCCCTTCAGGAAGCCTAGGCGCAACTGATCAAAGTTGCGATCAGCCGTAGCCTCTAGGATCACACCGCTTGCCATTACTTCCCTTTCGGCTGCAACTCCGCGTGGATCATCCAGGCGAGCAGCACCTCTTCAATCGGAAGGCTCGCCACCTGTTCTGGCCACATCCCAAACTTCTCAGCAAGGATATGGAAGATGATTTCTGGCGGTGGCGCAAAGGACTGTCCGTGCGCCAGCCGCCGAGCGGCGAGCCTTACTTGGGGTCTGGCTGGTTCGCCTTACCCCACGCATCAAGCGTTGCGCTCAACGCATCGATCGGAGCATCAAGGATGTCTTTCGCCGGATTGCCGTCTAGATCCTTGAAGTTGTGTGAGACCACCATCTTGGCGAATGCTTCAAGCGCCCTTGACGAGCTACCTGATTCCAGATCAAGCAAGATTCGAGCGCTCACGCCTGAGCGCAACTCGGCGTGCCAGCCTGCGTACTCACCATCCAGGGTGATTGTCCGTGTGCCTGCCATTTGCCCTCCTACTAGCGCCCTAGGCGCTGTGCTTTATGGCGCTGTTGCCAGCGGCGAGTCGATGATGACTTCAAGCGACTTGCCTGATGTCGTGTCATATGCCAGTCGGCAAGTGACCTCATTGACCACAACGCCTTCGTTCTCCGCTGATAGCGGCACGATGTTCTCAACTTCCCACGAGCCAAGAATCCATACGCCGTAGCTGTCGGTCGTTGTGCCGAAGAGGCGCAGGTACTTCTGCGTGGCAATGTCGGCGATTGGGAACGAGGTTCCAGCGGCTGTGTTGCTCGCAACCGTGAAGGTCAGCGTTGCATCAAGTACACCGGTCAGCGCTGCGGTGGCGGCCGTGAGGCTGCCATCAAGCGCCGTGACCATCCCTACTCCTGTCGTGATCGACAGGTTGAAGTCGTAGATTGTCGAGTAGTTGGTCGCGCCTGTGCCAGCCTTGTCAGGGAAGTTGGTATCGGTGCTGAGTCTCATCAAGCGGCCAGCCAACATTGGGTTGGCAGGGATCGCCGTAGGGAAGGCAAGCGCCGAGGTTGCGGCGGTCGTCGCGGCAAAGGTCGCACCAGCCTGGAGCAGCCCTGAGGCATCAGCCGATAGGGTGATCTCGGTAGGAGCAGCATCTCGCACGAGATACTTCTGCACGCCATCCTCAACGAGGAACGAGTAGAAGACGAGCGTGTCGACATCGCCCTGTGTAGGCGACCAAGTCCAGGTGTATGGGCCTGCGCCAGCCGTGGTTGCACCAATCGCATCAAAGATCAGTGGCAGAGTACGCATCGAAGCAGGACCCTCAGCGATAGTCAGAATCGGAGCCTTGCCGGTGATGGTTGGCTGGCTCGCCTGAATGGCGGTGCGCTTGCCAACGGAGATGGTCTCGCCAAGATCAACGGTCACGCCTAGGTCAAGCGCGCCAATCGTCTCGTTGAAGAGGATCTCGCCGGTTGCGGTGCCGATTGCTGCAGCTGTGCCGAAAGCGGCCTGCGACGCAGTAGCGATTCGCGTCAGAGCCTTTGCGCCGAAGGTTGGCATCTCGTATCTCCTTGCTCTACGCGGTGAATGTCACGGTGTCATAGACCGTGACTTCCGCAGTTGCTTCAACCGTCAGGTAGTCCTGATCGGCATAAGTATCTGTGCCGAGTGTAGTGCTG